CCAAAATGCTCAAGCACTTCGAGTCTCAAGGAGAGAAGTTAACAGCATCTGTCAATATAATAAAAGATGGATTGTGTAAACATAATTTACTTCCTGAGGCTATGTGCCCCAAGTGCAGAGGTGTCGTGATGGACATCAGCGAGAGTATGGTTGCAGAAAACCTATCAATGATGTTCAGTCCTCTGGCAACAAGTATCGGTGAGTTCCAAATGAGTGCAGTTCACAAGACTGTGCTCTACACGGGAATCGTGCTTCGCCAGCGCCTTCGGAACCAGAATTGGTTTTTCCGACGCTTTGACGATTTCATCCAATGGTTTGGCCTGAAGCAAATAGCTTCTACGCTTTTGCTATCATGGGTCATCATATACGCCCGTGGTCTCCACGATCTACAATTCAACTTCATAATGAAAATAGGATCCTTCTTCTTATTTTTGTTTTGTATAGGTTGGTTACAGGTGAGGCATGCATATCTCACCCTCATAACGAAAACCGAGAGTGAAATTGCAGAGTACAAGATGATGCTTTCCAGGCACGCGCCATACATAAAAATAATGCTTGCCACTGTCGCTGGTGTTCTCACCACAGCTGCAATATGGAGATCTTTTGTCGTAACAATCGCACCAGATTTCGCAGCCGAGGACCTCATTTGCGACAAGTCTGAGAGCGCAACTCTCAGCACTGCGCCTGATTCTTGCTCTGAGATCTCCGATCTTAAGCCTACTACAAGTGATCATGCGTGGAAACGCCCCGAGCGCGTCTACGCTGACGTGATCGGTGTCAACGCCCGAACTTGCACTTTGGATCAGTTGATTCCTGCCGTACATGCCTCAACATTGAGAGGGTTAATAATCCTCGCCAATGGGACTTCGTCATACACGCAGGGATTCTTACTGTCTTCACAGCGTATGATTCTTCCTTATCATGGTTTTCTCAACAACCCATATCCCTCGTTCGTGTTCAAATGCCAACTTGGAACGGGTGATAAAGTCATAGACAGGACTTTGACCATCAATACAGTCAATCTCAAGCGCATCCCCGGAAAGGACATCGCAGTCATTTTTCTCGGAAACCATCCTTTTGGCTCCAGAAAAGATTTTCTGCCGTTCGTTCCCACAACTCTGCCCAAGGGTACGATTGTTGGGACACGCACGTGGATTGAGCGTGATACTGAGATCAAGAAGTCTGCTTCCGTCGAGATAACAAAAGCCCTCGATGGAAGTTACACTCGCTACTCAGCAGATGGCAGCATGGTTGAAATAACCTGTAAAGACGCATACCATGCCTACCTTCATACAACTGCAAGCGCCCTTGGGGAATGTGGATCGGTTTATATACAAAACGCCAAACCACACGCCATCTTGGGCATTCATGTCGCAGGAAATTATGACAAAGTCCGAACTACCTACGATGCATTCATAGCCCCCTTTACAAGAGGGGAGATTGAAGCATTGGATAAGGAGTTCCGTTCTATCGGCTTCATAGCGGAAGTCGACATGATTCCCTTCCCGGAAACCATCTTGGGTGTCAACACTGGTTTGACCCACACGCCCAACCCCAAACATCCAGTTCATTTTCTGGAGGAGTCTCTTCAGCCTCCTGTCACTTTTGGAGAAATCCAGACGGGATTCACACCAAAATCACAGTTGAGTGTTAACCCTGACCTGGAAATTGCAGAAGAGGTGTTTGGTTTGCGGAGAGTCAAAGGAATTCCCACAATGAGATGGAAGCGTTCTACCCACAGAATGCTGAAGGATGCTCTGGAGGTTAAACCTGAAGGAGATCCAATTCGAATGGGTGAAGCTGTGACGATGTTTTCACGCGACATTCCACCTCTTGTTAAAAGACTTAAAGAAAGATACC